AACACGGTTTGACGCTATGCGCGGACGGGTTGCGCCGTCTGATTATTCCAAAGAACGGAGGTAACGAAGAAATGAAGTACAAAGTATGCGACCATTGCGGCGCACACCTTGACAACGGGGAAACGTGCGATTGTAGGAACACGAACAACGACGGCGGAGAGCCGAAAGACAAACAGAAAGAGAGGAAAAACGATAATGACGGGAATTAACGAGGTTGCAAAGCAAATTCACGAAAACGCCGTCGATCACGGCTGGTGGGACGAAGAACGCGGCTTCCCCGAAGTGCTGGCGCTCATTCATTCGGAGGTATCCGAAGCGCTGGAGGAATACCGCAACGGGCGCTTGCCTACGGAGGTTTACGCCGGAAACAACGGGAAGCCGGAAGGAATACCGATCGAGCTTGCCGACGTGATTATCCGCGTTCTTGATTATTGCGGATATGCCGGAATTGACATTGACGCGGCAATTTCGCAGAAGCACGAATATAACAGAACGCGCCCGTACAGGCACGGCGGGAAGAAGTGTTGACAATGGCGGAGCGGGTAAACCACCCAGCGCATTACAACGCGGGCGGGATCGAGTGTATCGACGCGCTGGAGGCGGCGACAATCGGGCTTGAAGGGATCGAAGCCTTCTGCACGGCAAACGCGATCAAATACTTGTGGCGTTGGAAGCGCAAGAACGGTGAAGAGGATTTACAAAAGGCTATTTGGTACATTAACAAGATCATTGATCGAGCGGGAAAACCGCCCGAGGAAAGAAAGGGGCTTTTCAATATGACAGAGAACAAACACGGCTTTATGCCGAAACAGGAAATCACGATCGGCGGGATCGCCTTCACAATCATTCAGACCGCCGAAAGCTGGGTGAAGTGCATTGCTTCGGAGTGTATCGGAAACGGCGTTTTTGACACGAAGAACCGAAACGATTTCGCCGCGTCCGATATTCGCGAGTTCTTGAACGGCGAATTCCTGCAAAAGCTGATCGGAGCGGGAGCGCCGGAAGCAATGTTCGAGTGTTTCAACGTTGACTTGACCGCCGACGACGGCTTGAAGGACTACGGCGGCGATTGCGTCCGCGTCGGGCTTATCACGTGCGACGAATACAGGCTTCTTCGCGGCAACATTCCGGAGCTTCCGGACACTTGGTGGTGGACAGCTACACCGGACAGCCCGAAAAATTCATTCGTCCGCTACGTCTATTCCGACGGTACGCTGAGCTACGGCTACGGCGTCGCGTACATCGGGTACTACGGCGTTCGCCCGCTTTGCGTTCTGAAATCGGAAATCTTGAAATCTTACCTTGACGGGGATATGAAGAAGCGCGCCGAAGCCGTCGATATGATGAAGCATATTGCGGCGGCGTGGAACATCAAACCGGAAGAGGTATTCGAGAAAGGAGAATAACGGAAATGCGGGCGGCAAGCATTACAGATTATATTCCGTTCGGCAAGGAAAACGCGGTAACACGCGCACACCTTCGCGCGGCAACGGGCTTGCCGGATCGGAAGATACGTGAAGAAATCGAACAGGCACGGCGCAGGGGCGCGATCATTATTAACGCGCAGGACGGCGCTGGATACTATCAAAGCGAGGATATAAAGGATATAGCGAAGCAGTACAGACAGAACGAGCGCCGCGCCCTTTCGATCCTTGCACAGCAAAAGCATTTACGCAAGCGCTTAAAAGAAGCTGGCGTAATGGAGGGAAAGAAGGTTGTACTTAATGACAATGTTTGAATTTATGCAAAACGCCTTTTTCCTGCTTTGCGGGATTATCTGCATTGCGGCGGCGGTTTTGGTTATCTATTGCGTGATCGTCGCGATCTTCCGCACTTGCGGGAAGCGCGGCACGAAGAAAAATACCGGATACAGCTACAACGCAGATATGCAAAGGAGAAGCGGGAATGAGCGAAATTAAGCTGAACGCAGAAGCGCTTGAAGAAGCGGGCGCGGCGCTGGGCTTCGCGGTTGCGGCGCTGATCCGAGGCTTTCAAGCGGGTATGGACGCTTACGACGTTATGCTGGAGGAAACCGCGATCCGCGAAATCCGGAAAACCGAAGAGGAACGGGAACGTTCCGTTAAAACGGAAATCGGCGATTGCCGGAAGTGCTGGTGCGATCAATGCGCGCGGCTGGAGGAATGCGAGAAGATCCGCGAGGGCTTCACGCCGGACGGGGTGCGCCCTTCCCCGTGCGTAGGTTGCGAAAACGGAATGCGCTTCAAGCCTTGCGAGGAACCGCAATGCGAAGAGTTCGTGCAGGGCGACGGGCTGAACAATGGATAAATAAAAAAGAACCGTCCTGTATGGGCGTACAGGACGGTTCTTCCCCGTTCGGGGTTGCCGTATAAGGCTATTCAATACATTAGATAGTATAGCACGAAAGCGGCTTTTTGTCAAAGGAAGGCGGCTTGACGTATGCAGAGAGTAAAAAGAAGGATTTTTTCGGGCGTTGTGTGTGAACAGGAGGTTTTCAACGTATCGGACAGGCTTACCGATATAAAGAAGGCTGAACCGCGCCCGCGCTTTAAGACAGAGGAAGAGCGAGAACAACACAAGATCGGAATATCAAGACGGAAACACGCGCGGCTGGTAAATGAAAACTTTTCCCCGCGTTCATTATATAGCACGCTGACGCTGGACGACGAAAACGAAGTACATACCTTCAAGGAAGCGAAGCGGATACGCGATCTATTCGTGCGGCGGCTGAAATACGCCTTCCCCGATGCCGTGATCTTCATTTATTTAGGACGCGGCAAGAACACGAACAGAATTCACGCGCATATGCTTTCGGACGGCGTGCCGGAAGAAGCAATCAAGAAACAATGGATTTACGGAAATATCGTCCGGATCAACCACCTTCGCGAACATAACTATTACGACGGCGTGGATCACGGGCAGGATTACACAGGGCTTGCAAATTACCTTTTCGACCATTGGACGAAGGAACAAGGCGGACACCGCTGGAAGCAGACGCGCAACGCGCGGAAGCCGGATCGGGAAACGCCGACCGTTGCAAAGAGGGTTTACACGGAGAGCAAGCCGCCGCGCCCGCCGAAGGGCTATATATTAGTAGAAACGAAAAGTACGAAGTATGGATACCTTTATTTTAAGTATGTGTTAGAGCCGCCGAAGCGCAAACGGAAACGAGCGGCGAAGGACGGTAAAGGCTGATTTCGGATCAGCATTTCTAAAGCCTTGTAAATGTGTAACGTTTGGCGACGAAGCACAGCTTCGATCACAGAAGAAGCCTTGAAGATAGATTTTCGTTTATTCCCCGTCGCCTGTTTATCAGAGATCACGAACGGTTCAGCCCGTCAAGGTTGCGAAGCACGGCGAAGCCGCTTGACCTTTACGGGGTGAAGCGTGAGTGATAGGAACAGCGCGGCGACGGGGAAAGAAAATCTATCAAGGCGGCTTGCACTTTTCCACAATGAAGGCTGGGGAAATGTGCATAAAGGATCGGGCGCGGGGTTTATTCCTTTGAGCCTGTTCCCCTCCCGGCGGGAGGGGCGGAGGGGTGGGAGAAAAAAGAGAGGAAGGAGGCGATCGACGGTGCTTGAATTGAACAGGCTTTATAATCTGGACTGTATGCAGGGAATGAAGGAATTTCCGGACGGGTTCTTCGACCTTGCAATCGTCGATCCGCCTTACGGGATCGGGATTGACGGACAGCGGAAGCGCGTTTGCAGAAATCCGAAGCATAACCGGAAGGAGCATTCGCGGGAAGGCTGGGACAACAAGCCGCCGACCGAAGAATATTTCCGAGAGCTTGAACGGGTATCCCGTGAACAAATCATTTGGGGCGGGAATTACTTTGTTCCGATGCTGAAACAGGCGCATAAAGGCTGGCTTGTATGGGACAAGGGGCAACGCGGGCTTTCAATGTCTGATTGTGAGCTTGCATATACCAGCTTTGACACGCAGACACGGATTTTCACGCTTAACCGCGTGGAATTGCAGATCGAAGGGACGATCCACCCTACGCAAAAGCCCGTGAAGCTGTATGAATGGGTTTTATCCCTGTTTGCCCGAAAGGGTATGAAGATTTTAGACACGCACGCCGGAAGCGCAAGTTCCCTTGTCGCTTGCCAGCGGATCGGCGGGCTTGATTACGTGGGCTTTGAAATCAATACAAAATATTTCGAGGCGGCGAACAGGCGGCTTGAAGAAGAGAAAGCGCAAATCCGCCTGTTTGATCTGCTGGAGGAACAGGAAAAGGCAACGCAAACAACGCTGTTTTGACGAAGGGAGGAAAAACAATGCAGAAAAAGACAGTTTACCTTGCGGGGAAGATTACGGGCGATCCGTTCTACCGCTCAAAATTCTATGAAGCGCAGAAGAAGCTGGAGGAAGGCGGCTTTATTGTCGTCAATCCGGCGTTACTGCCTTCGGAGGGCTTCACGTGGGAAGCGTATATGCGAATGGCGGGCGCAATGCTGAACGAATGCGCCGAAGTATGCTTCCTTCCGGATTGGACGGAAAGCAGGGGCGCAAAATATGAGTTCGGCGAAGCGGTGGCGCAGAAGAAGCCGTTTTTCTTCTTCAACGATTGGGAGGCGAAGCAAAATGCGGAAAAATAACACGCCTTCCCTTCCTGTTCCTACGGAAGCGGACGAACAAATCGCGCTTTTCGAGTGGGCGGCGCTTCAATCGGGGCGCTTTCCGGAATTGGCGCTTTTGTATCACGTTCCGAACGGCGGGAGCAGAAACAAGATCGAGGCGGCACGCCTTCGGGCGCAGGGCGTGAAATCCGGCGTTCCGGATCTTTGCCTTCCCGTTGCACGCGGCGGAAATCACGGGCTTTATATCGAGCTTAAACGGCAACGCGGCGGGAGGATCAGCGAAGAACAGGTGCGCTGGATCGACGGGCTTTTAGAACAGGGTTACGCGGCGGCAATCTGCAAGGGCTGGCAGGAAGCCGCAAGCGTGATTATCGACTACTTACAGCGGAAAACGGAGGGCTGAAAAATGGCGAAGAAAAAAACGGGCATTTCCGAAGAGTTGCGCGAAGCGATCAACGAAGCCGCCCGCGCGGGTGCGTATGAAGCATACAAAGACACGGCGGGCGCGTATGTCAATTACTTCAAGGCTATGGAAACGCTTTTGTATAACTACAAGAAGCTGGCGGCGCTTGTCGCTAATGAAGAAGCCTATTGCGAAGTGGAATATCACGCAGGGCGAAAGACCTTCGCGGCGGGGAGCAAAAGCACGGGATTTTATGAGCAGAGAACCGAAGCCGATATTGTCGAGGAAATGCGGGAAGAAAAAAGGCGGCAGTATCGGGAAACGAAGTACGGCTTCGAGCGGCTGGAGAGGGCTATAAACCTTTACCGCGACCGCAAGGAATTCACGGTGGTTCGTATGTACTACTTCGGCGAGGATTACGAAGGCAAGCCGCGCGAGAGCGGCAAGCCCTACACGTGGGAGGAATTAGCCTTCGACCTTGAAGAAGCGGGCGTTTTGAAGGGCGTAAAGACCGCGTGCAGATGGCGGAACAAGATCGTAAACGATATGGCGGTATGCGTATTCGGGATCGCGGCGGCGGTGAGTGCGGCAACGTACAGGCGCAAGGCGGGCGAATAAATGACAATATCGCGACAATATCGAGGGGTGGCAAGGGGAATATATCTATGCTATACTGTTTACGATGAATTCTTACGCAAGACGCAAGCGCACGAATAGCGCCTTTTCGGAGCAATCCGGAAGGGCGCTTTTATTATGCGCGGGAAAGGAAGGTGCGAGTATGAAGCCGTGGGCAGAACAGTTCTACAACAGCGACGCTTGGCGTTCTTGCCGTGATGCCTTCTTGCAATCAAAGGGCTACTTGTGCGAACGTTGTTCTACACCGGACGATCCCGTCGCCGCAAAGATTGCACATCACAAAACATACTTGACAGAGCAAAACGTAAACGATCCATACATTGCGCTTTCGTGGGATAATCTCGAAGCGCTTTGTCAAGATTGCCATAACAAAGAACACCATCGATCGAAGCGGAAAAAGCGATATTCGTTTGACGAAAACGGAAACGTGATACTCCCCCCTATTCGCCGAGGATTTAGGGAGGGTGAAACACCGAGGGCGGGAGGTTAATTTTACTCCGCAGGCGCGCGCATAACGGGTGTACGCGAAAAAGGGGTGTAGGTATCCGCCGAAAAGGGGTGATAATTTATGGCGACAAAGAAGGAATTAACGAAAGATCAAAAGATCAAGAGAGAGATAAACCGGTTGAAGCGGGTTTTCCGCGACTTGGATAAAAACAAGTTGCAGACCGTCGAAAGCCTTATCCGCAACGCCGCATTTATGGCGGTATCCCTTGAAGAGTTGCAGGAAATCATTAACGAAGAGGGCTACACCGTCGAATACCAAAACGGCGCAAATCAGAGCGGGACAAAACAGAGCGACGCAGTAAAAACGCATATCGCTATGACGAAAAATCACGCCGCCATAATCAAACAGCTTTGCGAGCTTGTGCCGCCCGAAAAGAAAAAAGAAAGCCGTCTGCAAGCCTTGCGGGACGAATAAAAATGCCGTTTTCAAATTACATTTACGAGTATTACGACGGCATAACGACGGGAAAAATTGTCGTCGGAAAATGGGTGCGGCTGATTTATGAATACATCGTTAGCGGGCTTCAAAACGGGCTTTTTCTTTTCAACGCAAAGAAGGCGAACAAGGCAATTCGCTTTATCGAAAACTTCTGCCATCATTGCGAGGGACGAACCGACCTTCTGAAATTGGAGCTATGGCAGAAAGCGGCGGTATCGCTGATCTTCGGGATAGTTGACGAAGATAACGTGCGGATATTCCGCGAAGTGTTTATTGTGATCGGGCGGAAAAACGGCAAAACGCTTTTCGCTTCCGCCGTGATCGCGTATATGGCATATCTTGACGGCGAATACGGGGCAAAGATTTATTGCCTTGCGCCGAAGCTGGAGCAAGCGAACATCGTTTACGATAACTTCTTCCAGATGATTAAAAAAGAACCGGAGCTTTCGGAGCTTGCGAAGAAGCGCCGTTCGGATATTTACATCGAGGAAAGCAACACGGCAATAAAGCCGCTGGCGTTCAATGCGAAGAAATCGGACGGCTTCAATCCGCATTTAGTCGTGAACGATGAAGTCGCGTCTTGGCGCGGCGACGGCGGCTTGAAGCAATACGAAGTAATGAAATCCGCGCTTGGCGCACGCCGCCAGCCGCTGATCCTGTCTATCAGTACGGCGGGATACGAAAACGACGGTATTTTCGACGAATTGATGGCGCGATCTACGGCGTTTCTGAAAGGCGGAAGCAAAGAACGCCGCCTTCTTCCCCTGCTTTATATGATCGACGACGTGGAGAAATGGAACGACCTTGAAGAGCTAAAAAAGGCAAATCCGAATATGGGCGTTTCCGTTTCGCCGGAGTTCTTCAAAGAGGAAATCGCCGTCGCGGAAATGAGCCTTTCAAAGCGGGCGGAATTCCTTTGCAAATACTGCAATATCAAGCAGAATTCTTCCGTCGCTTGGCTTGATTATGTCGTTGTCGATCGAGCGGGTGAAAAAATCAAGCTGGAGGATTTCAAAGACAGTTACGCGGTGGGCGGTATCGACCTATCGCAGACAACAGACCTTACAGCCGCAAGCGTGATTATTGAGCGCGGCGGCGTTCTTTATGCCTTCGCACAATTCTTTATGCCCGCGAACAGGCTGGAAACCGCACAGGCGGTGGACGGCGTGCCGTATGATATATTCGTCAAGCAAGGGATCGTGAAGCTGTCCGGCGAAAATCACGTCGATTACAGGGACGTTTACGAATGGTTTTCCGCCCTTCGGGATCAGTACGGCATTTATATTCTAAAAATCGGCTACGACCGTTACAGCGCGCAATATCTGATCGACGACTTGAAGGCGGCGGGCTTCCAGACGGACGACGTATGGCAGGGTGAAAACCTTGCGCCCGTTATTCGGGAGTTTGAAGGCATAATCAAAGACGGCAATTTCAAGATCGCGGATAATAACCTTCTGAAAGCGCATTTCTTAAACGTCGCGCTAAAGCACAACATAGAAACACGGAAATTCCGTCCGGTAAAAATCGAACAGCGGGCGCGTATCGACGGCTTCGTTTCCGTGATCGACGCTATGACGGTACGGCAGAAGTATTATAACGAGATCGGCGAAATGCTGAAAAATGCGGGGTGATAAAACTATGGGAATTTTTGAAACGATTTTCCGAAAACCGCGTTCGGATATTCAAGCGGAAGGATACTTCAAAATGCTTAACGGGTATTCGCCCGTTTTCACGAACGCGCCGGAAAGCCTTTACGAAATGGAGCTTACGCGGGCGGCTATTCATTCGTTCGCGAATTTCTGTTCAAAGTTGAAACCGGAAATCAGCGGGACGGCGTACAAGAACCTTGAAAGGGTATTGCAGTTCCGCCCTAATCCGTTTATGGATACGTCGAAGTTCATTTACCGGATCGCGACGATCCTTTCGGTGAATAACACGGCGTTCATTGTTCCGATCGAAGATGAATACGGCGGGATCGCGGGGTATTATCCCCTGCTTCCCCAGCGTTGCGAAGTTGTCGAATACAGGGGCGCGCCCTTCTTGCGATACACATTCGCGAACGGGCAGAAAGCGGCAATCGAATTCGAGCGCGTCGGAGTGCTGACGCAATTTCAGTATAGCGACGATTTCTTCGGAGAGAGTAACGCCGCGCTTCGTCCTACAATGCAGTTGATCCATACGCAAAATCAAGGCATTATCAACGGCGTTAAAAATTCGGCTTCCGTCCGGTTCTTGGCGAAGGTTGCGAATATGTTAAAGCCGGAAGATATTACGAAAGAGCGCAAGCGCTTCACGGCGGATAACCTTTCGGCGGATAATCAATCCGGAATGGTGATCTACGATAGCAAATTCGCGGACGTAAAGCCGATCGAAAGCAAGCCGTTCACCGTAAACGCCGCGCAGATGGCGCAGATCAACGAAAATGTCTTTAACTACTTCGGGACGAACGCGAAAATCATTCAGAACAGCTATACCGAAGATGAATGGAATGCTTACTACGAAGGAAAAATCGAGCCTTTCGCGATCCAGCTTTCGCTGGTTATGTCGAATATGACCTATACACAGCGGGAATTATCCTTCGGGAACGCGATTACCTTTACCGCGAACAGGCTTCAATACGCAAGCAACAATACAAAGCTGAATATCAGCACACAATTATTTGACCGTGGTTTGTTGACGCGCAACGACGTTATGGATATTTGGAATATGGCGCACGTTGACGACGGCGACAAATATTATATTCGCAAAGAATACGCGGAAGTTAGCGAATTAGGAAAGGAGGTTGCGCAGAATGCCAATAGTGAAGGAACGGGAATACCGTCAAATGTTCCAGCCGCTGATGATCCCGCAGGGGACAACGGAGAAGAGGTTTGACACCGATTATTACGTCGAAGGCTTCGCAACAACGTTCAATAAGCCGTATGTTATGTACGAATACGGCGGGATCAAGTATTGCGAAATGATCGACCGGAACGCGCTTGTAGGCGCTGACCTGTCCGACGTGATTATGCAGTTCGATCATTCCGGAATGGTATTCGCCCGAAACAAGATGGCAAAGAACAAGCCGCCTTCCCTGCTTCTGGAACCGCAGGACGGCGGCTTATTTATTGCCGCAAATTTGAGCCTTACCGAAGAGGCAAAGCGCCTGTATGCAAGCATTGACGCGGGGCTTATTTGCAAAATGTCGTGGGCGTTCACCGTATCGGAGGACGCATACAACAAAGACACGCACACAAGAACGATCTTGAAGATCAAGAAGGTTTACGACGTTTCGGCGGTATCTTATCCGGCGAACGCCGATACCGATATTTCGGCGCGTTCCTATTTCGACGGAGTGATCGAAAGAGAACAGCAGGAGCGGCTGGAGCGCCGGAAGCAAATTCTTAAAATCAAACTTATGATGGAGGTTTAACACAATGAGAATTAAAGAGATTGAAGCCCGCCTTGCGGCTATCAAGCAGGAGATCGAAGAGCGCGGCGACGCTATGAAAGCCGAGGAAATCGACGCGCTGGAGAATGAAACGAAGGAGCTTACCGAAGAGCGCGCCGGACTGATTGCCGCCGCCGAGAAGCGCAACGGCATTCTGGATAATATCGCGAAGGGCGGTGGCGTTTCTATCCGTTCTTTCGGGAAGAAGGAAGAGGGTAACGCCGATCCGGAAGATCCTTACGGCACGCCCGAATATCGTTCCGCGTGGCTGAAAAACCTTCGCCGCCTTCCCCTTACCGACGCGGAGAAGCGCGCCTATGCGAACGCCAGCGGCACGGGCGCGGAGGTTGTGCCGACGCAGACCGCGAACGAGATTATCAGCAAGGTAAAGAAACTTGCGCCGATGCTGAATGAAGTTACCCTTCTTCACGTTAAAGGCGCGGTGAAGTTCGTTGTGGAAGGCACGAACAACGATGCGGCTATTCACACCGAGAACGCCGCAATCACTCCCGCCGCCGATACCCTTACCACCGTAACCTTGAGCGGGTACGAGATCGTGAAGCTGGTTCAGATTTCCGATACCGTTATGACAATGAGCATTGCGGCGTTTGAAAGCTGGATCGTTGATATGCTTGCAGAGGCGATCGCCCGCAAGGTTGAAGATTTCTTCATCAACGGCACAGGCACTTCCCAGCCGAAGGGCATTGACAAGGCGAACACTTGGGGCGAAACGAACAGCGTTTCCGTGGGCGCTTCTGCTTCCCTTACCGCCGCGAATGTCCAGACGCTGATCGGGCTTCTGAACGCCGGATACGACCGCAACGCAAAATTCGTTATGAGCAAGCGAACCTTGTTCACCGATTTTATGCCGTTGCAGGATACCAGCAAGAACCATATTGTAACCGTGCAGGGCAACAGCTACTTTGTTTACGGCTATCCGGTTCTTCTGTCCGATTACGTGAAGGAACACGAAGCCTTCTTGGGCGACTTCAAGAAGGTTTGCGCGAACCTTGCGGAAAGTATCAACGTCAAGAACGCCTATGACATCGACACGAACAGCTACAAATACAGCGGTATTGCGATCTTTGATTGCCAGCCCGCAATCGGCGAAGCCTTCGTGAAGCTGGTAAAGGCGGGCGCGTAATGGAGGGTTGAACGATGATGCTTGACAAGGTAAAGCTGGCTTTGCGAAAAACAGCCGCCGTATTTGACGACGAAATCGAAGATTACATTACTTCCGGTATCGCTGATCTTCGGCTTGTCGGTATCAACGTTCCGGAAAATGCGGGATCGTCCAGCGAAACGCTGGGCGATCCCCTTTTAGACCGCGCAATCATTCTGTACGCGAAATCCGAAGATAACTTCGGCGGCGAAGGCGAAAGGCACAGGAAAGCATACGATTACTTGAAATGCGCCTTGTCGCTGTCTGACGAATACACGGAAGGCGGTGGCGGATAATGGGCTGGAGAGATCAAATAACGCTGATCGCGCTTTCCGAACCTTCGGAGCGGACAAACGAACACGGCTTCCCTGCAAGGAAGCCGGAAACGGCGACAACGGTTTTCGCTGATAAAAAATCCGTAGGGTATTCGGAGTTCTACAAAGCGGAAATGGCGGGACACGCCGCCGAAATCAAGTTCGACGTTTACGCAATGGAATATAGCGGGGAAACGATCGCGGAATATCCCGTTTCGAGCGGGAAACGCTATCGCATTCTTCGGACGTACATTCACGACGACGGAGAGCTTGTGGAATTGACGCTTTCCAGCTTCCCCGAAGCGCAGAGCGCCGCAAACGCGGCGGGAGGCACGACGGAAGGAGGCGGCGGAAATGGCACGGTTTAACGTTGTAGGGCTTGACGACCTACAAGAACAAATGCTTCAACGCGCGAAAATCGCGGAAGAGGCAGTACCGGAAATGCTGAAAGCTGGCGGCGCGGTAATGCAGGAAGCACAGCGGGCGGAAATCCGAACAATGTTCCGGAGCCGCAGAAGCACAGGTGATCTTGCCGCGTCAATCGTTGTTTCCAAAATCAAGGAGCGGGACAACGGGAAGATGGTTGAAGTATATCCGGACGGGAAAGACAGGCACGGGGTACGGAACGCGACAAAAGGCTTCGTCCTGCAATACGGACGAAAGAATATGCCAGCGCGCCCGTGGTTCACGGCGGCGAATACGAAGGCGGCGGACGCTGTAAACGATGAAATGCGCCGCGTATGGGAGGCGAAGCAAAATGACGGACGTTGATACACTTGTAAAAACGACGCTGGAAAAGCTGGGCTATCCCGTCGAACGGCTGATTTACACCGGAAAGGCAGAAACCTTTATCACGTATCAGATCGTCGTGGGGCTGGATACCCATTTTTCGGACGATGAAAGCGGCGCGGAGGAATTCACGTACAGGGCGGATATTTATTCCCGCGTGGATTATATCGCCCTTATGCGGAGCGCAAAGCGGGCATTGAAGGAAGCGGGGTTCTACGGGATCACGTTTGATCCGGAAGTGTTCGAGGAAAACACGGGTTATTATCACGTTCCCGTGGAATTCAAGTATATGGAGGTATAACGAATATGGCTACAATCGGATTGCGCGACCTTTACCGCGCGCCTATCACGATCGGCGACGGCGGCGTGGAGGAATACGGCACGCCCGTAAAAATGGCGAAGGCAATTTCGGCGGAGCTTTCCGTGGAGGTTGCCGAAGCGATCCTTTACGCGGACGACGGAGCCGACGAGGTTGTAAAGGAATTTGTTTCGGGAGAATTGACGCTGAACGTCAATGACCTTCTTCCGGCTGACCTTGCCGCCCTGCTTGGGCAACAGCAGGACGACGATATGGTGGTCTACGGTTCGGATACGGACGAACCGCCTTATTTCGCAATCGGCTTCCGCGCGAAGAAAGCGGGCGGAAGCTATAAGTACATTTGGCTTTACAAGGTGAAGTTCGCGATCCCTTCCGAAAACTACCAGACGAAAGGCGACAGTATCGAATTTACTACGCCGGAGATCGTCGGGCAGTTCATCAAGCGTTCTGACGGCTTGTGGAAGGCTGAACACGTCGCATTGCCGACCGAGAGCGTCGCGGCGGCTTGGTTTACTACGGTGAGAGAGCCGAACAATACTGATTCGGCGGGCTAATTTAGAAAGGGGGTACAGCGGGGAGCCGGAAACGGCTTCCCGCTTATTGTTTTATGAGCGCAATTAAAGACGGGCGTTTCCCGATCACACTTGACAAGGAAAGACACCTTCTTTTCAGTCTGAACGTTATTGACGAAATGCAGGACAAATTCGGAGGCTTTGACAAGCTGGACAAGGCGCTTTCCGGAAAAGACAGCGTGAAGAACATTCGTTGGCTTCTTACCCTGCTTTTGAACGAAGGCGCAGAGGACGGCGACGAAGAGCTTACCGAAAAGCAGGTGGGCAAACTCATTCATACGGGCAATTTTAACGAAGTGAAATCTTCGATCTTCAAGGCGTTTTCGCTGGGCAACAACGGCACGGAAGAGCCGCCCGCCCGCGACGATGAAGAGGACGACGAAGAGGACGACGAAATCAGAAAAAACGCGGCGGCGGGCAAGGAATAATCGACCTTGCCCGCCTTCTTTATATCGGCGTTACGCTTCTTCGGTGGAGCGAAGCCGAAGTATGGCGAATGACACCGTATAAAATCTTGACGCTTTTTAGGATACACAAACAATTCAATCCGGATCGCTTCAAGCCGGAAGAGCCGGAAGCCGATATTGACGACGTGTTAGGAGGGTTGTAAATGGCGAAGGAAGAGCAAATCAAATCGCAAATTGTCCTTGATGGCGAAAAGGAATACAAATCAGCGTGCAAGAGCATTAACGCTTCCCTTCGCGAAATCGGTTCGGAAATGAAACTTGTTACGGCTGAATTTTCCGGAAACGCTGATAGCGTGGAAGCGTTGGCTAAAAAACAGGAGATTTTACAAAAGCAACTTGAAGAGCAAGCGAAAAAAGCCGGAGCCGCCGAAGAAGCATTGAAAAAAATGCGTGAAGGTGGAGTTGATCCGGCAAGTGTTGCCTTTAAGAAAATGCAAACAAATCTGAACAATGCGAAAGCTGATATGGCAAAGACACAAGCAGAGATAGACGGAATAACCGATAGTCTGAACCAAACTACGCCCGCGTCAGAAGAGTTTGCGACCGAAGCCGCGAATATTGACAAGCAATTACGGCTTCTTGCGTCCGAAATGAAAGTCGTATCCGCTGAATACGAAGGAAACGCAGACAGCGCAGAGGCACTAAAGGCAAAACTTTCTGTTCTGCAAAAGACCTATTCGGAGCAGGAAAAGAAAGTTCAATCCTTGGAAAAAGCATTAAGCGCCGCGAAAAGCGAGTACGGGGAAAATTCGGACGAAGCGAAGGAATATGAAAGGCAGTTGAACGAGTGCAAAGCAGAGCTTAAAAGCACTAAAACACAGGTAGAAAAAACTACGGATAGCCTTGAAAAATCGAGTAACAGTTGGGATAAAATCGGAAGCGCAGTAGGAAAAGCTGGAAAGGCAATCGGAGCAGGCGTTGCCGCAATGGGCGCGGCGATCGGCGCGGCGGCTACCGCCTTTTTAGGGCTTGCAGAGAGTACGCGTGAAGCACGCGAGAATATGGGAAAGCTGGAAGCGGGCTTTACGACGGCGGGGCATTCGGCGGAAGATGCAAAGAACACTTATACCGAATTGTACGGAATTCTTGGCGACGACGGACAGGCGACCGAAGCCGCCGCACACCTTGCACAGCTTACGAACAACGAACAGGAGCTGGCGACGTGGACAGATATAGCGACGGGCGTTTATGCGACCTTCGGCGACAGCTTGCCGATCGAGAATTTGACGGAAGCCGCAAACGAAACGGCGAAAACCGGACAGATCACGGGCGGACTTGCGGACGCTTTGAATTGGGCGGGCGTTTCGGAAGATGAATTTCAATCGAAGCTGGACGCTTGCACTTCGGAGCAGGAGCGGCAAGCGCTGATTACGGAAACGCTGAACGGGCTTTATTCTGACGCGGCGGAGGCTTACAGGGAGGTAAACGGCGATATTATCGAAGCGCAGAAGGCGACGGCGAACCTTAACAGCGCTATGGCGGCGCTGGGCGCGATCGCTGAACCTATCGTTACGAAGCTGAAACAGCTTGCGGCGGAATTACTGCAACAGATAACGCCGTTTGTCGAGCTTATCGGAACGGGGCTGACCGGAGCGCTGGAGGGCGCGGAAGGTGCGGCGCAACAGTTTTCAGAAGGTTTGTTGGGGCTTGTAACGTTCATCGTCGAACAGCTTGGGGCAATGCTTCCGACCTTCCTTGAATTTGCCTTGCAGATGATCGGGACGCTTGCAACAGGTATCGCGCAAGCCTTGCCGACGCTTGTTCCGACGATCGTTTCGATTATTACGCAGTTGGTGCAAACGCTGATCGACAATATCCCTATGCTGATTGACGCGGCATTACAGCTTATTACAGGGCTGGCGCAGGGTATCATTAACGCGATCCCCGTTCTTGTAGCGGCGCTTCCGCAAGTGATAACGAGCCTTGTTAATGGACTGCTGGCGGCGATCCCGCAAATTATTCAAGCGGGTATCGACCTTCTGACTTCCCTTATTTCCGCCCTTCCGGAAATCATTACGACGATTGTTTCGGCTATTCCGGAAATCATAAACGGGATCATTACAGCGCTTCTTGAAAATATCCCGCTGATTGTTCAAGCGGGCATTGACCTTCTTGTGGCGCTGATACAGGCGCTTCCGCAGATCATAACGACGATCGTACAGGCAATCCCGCAGATTATCAGCGGGATTGTAAACGCGCTTGTGCAGAATATCCCGCAAATTATTCAAGCGGGCGTTCAGCTTTTCGTGGCACTCATTCAGAATTTGCCGACGATCATAGCTGAAATCGTGAAGGCAGTTCCGCAGATTGTTAGCGGGATCGTTTCGGCGTTCGGTTCTCTTGTCGGGGAAATGGTAAACGCGGGCGCGAACCTTCTTCACGGCTTGTGGGAAGGTATCAGCGGCGCGGCGGGCTGGCTATGGGATCAGGTATCCGGCTGGGCTTCTTCCCTTGTGAACGGGATTAAAAATTTCTTCGGCATTCATTCCCCTTCTACCGTATTCGCTGAAATCGGTACGAATATGGGAGAAGGCGTGGGCGTAGGCTTCGGCGAGAGTATGGACGGCGTTTCGGCTGATATGACCGCCGCAATGGGCGGAGCGGGACAGCTAACCGCCGCCGAAGCGGTGCGCGCCGTGAACGACGGTATTATGGCAAATATCGAAGGGCTTTCCGGCGCAATAAACGCGA